GTGTGGGAGCCGGCTTATTGTGCTTTCTTCTAACATCAACAAGCCAGCTCTCCATTGCGTTGCCTACCATCTCCTCGATATGAGCCTTGGATGTTCCCTCATCCACAAGCACACGGAACTGATGCGTTCTATCGGTGACAGGATCATGCACCTTGAACTGGTACTCAAATACCCCACCACCAGTTTCAGCATTGCGACCTACAGGGGCAGTAAGCGTATGCTCTACCCCTGGAGGAAGCCACAGTTCTGACTCTTGTGGATTAGCTACCATCAGTATCTAATAGTTAGGATACATGCTTGCTTGTCAGTATCTACTGAAGGGATTCCAATTGCTGTTCCTATAGATTGGAGGTCGTCTTCACCAGATAGGTCATATAGCTCTGCACGTCCAGACTCGCCTGAAGCCTGAGAAATCTGAAGACCGTCACCTACGATTCCAACAACAGCACCGATAGCTACGCTGCCTATACCGGCAGTCTGTATCCAACCATAGTAACTAGCTGTCATAGGAATAGTAGTTACACCTAATGCACCAGTTTCCATAGTACCGTCACCATCCATGAGCTTTATAGCCGAATAAGGATTCACGAATATCCCGAATAGGGAACTCGTGGTAGTAGCGGTACGCAGTCCGTCAGGCTCATCAATAGTTATGATAACTGTATTGTCATCAGACGCATCGTGAGCAGGATGAGACTTAATACGATATACCTCGCCTTCACCAGGCCCATCATTGAATATCATATAGCCATCTGCATACTGGTCTTTTGTAAGGTCCGTAGTGGGGACCTCAACGCTTACGGCTGTTGTGCCAACAGCGTTAGCATTAGCTGGAACATCCATATCGTGAGCCGCTATCGCAAATGCGGCGGCGGCATCTACTATCATACCTGCGGTAGTAATAGCAGCAGAGCCGTTTCTGGCATAGTAAAATACTCTACCATCTGGGGTACTACCCCTTGTACCTAGCTTCTGTCGTTGGTCAGAAGTTTCTACTTTTTCCATCCCATAGGATAAATTAACTGATAAAGGGAATGCCATTTCAAACCTCCTTCAAGGTTATTATTTGAGCAGGTTCTAAGTCCTGCGATTAACCGTTATTATTACCCTGCCCTTGCCACGGTCAATCGTTACAACAAGGGCAGGGACTTACTACTTATGTTTTCGATACCGATGCGTTCGTAACGTGGGCTTCTTTCCCCTCCAGTCACATCCGTCAACTTCACAGGCGACCAAGCCGTCTGAAACTTCAACGGGGATAACCTCAGGGGTCGATTGGGTTCGCCCGGAACACCATCTACAAGTACAGGCATCGCTAGGCGGGTAGGGAAGCATCCCTATCTTAGACTTCCGTATTACATAATCAGGATTACCCGGTACGTTAGGTACTTCAGTCCCCACAGGAAACGCTATGTCACCATTCACTGTCATACCCGGGGCATGACGATACAAGGTCGTCTTTGGCTGCCACTCATCCAGGTATTCCATTGAATATCCACTAGATGCCAGTTCCTGGCGCATCTCACGCCTGTCCTTATATTGCACCATTATCTAATCCTTTACGCTATCGTTGAAGGAGCGGACGCATCATATGTCATAGCTGCCCCACGGCTATCGTCTAATTCAAAGACCCCGTAATCCGCTGTCAAAACTACCTCTGTAGCCCTTAACGATGCGTCTCGTTGTCGTTCTGTTCGGGTGTCTACCGACTTGAGAACCGCAAGAGCACTCTTGTCAGCTATGACGCCGATTGCATCATCAGCACTATCGACCGAAAGGTTGCCGTCTTCAAAGATAGGTACGCCGTTAAGCGGCCTGAGACCTGAGAAGAAGTTACCCAGTAGTTCGTCAGACCACCCAGCAGGTACTGGATACGTGCTAGAGGCTGTTACTGCGGTATTAGCAATTTGGAATACGGCGTTAGGGTGCTGAAGGATGTACACTTGGGACCCAAACTTATTAGCTTTTGCGTGTGCAATAGCTCCTGCTACGTTAGCAAGGCTAAAGGATTTCGTAGCTGCTCCAAGTGTAGTCCCACCATTAAGGCCTGAGTAGAGGGCATGAACGTCAGTGTCTTTCTTTCTAGCCATGCCGTCACCAAGCTGCCTGCCTACGATAGACATGACATTAGGTGCGCTCTGTCGCACGAGCTTATCGGTAAGAATGATCTTGGCTCCGACCTCGGATGCCGTAAGGTCAACCGTGGTCATGCCAATATCTTCTTCATCAATAATGTCTTGCCCGTCAGTCAGGTCACTCATGGACATCTGTCCAACCTTTGGAACCGTTACCTGCTTTGCGCCCTTGGGCAGGCTGAAAGATTCTATAAGTGCCATTGCGGGGGCGTTGTGCTCTTCCGTGTATCGAGCAGCCGCAATGATTATGCGCTGTGCATTTTCTAGATTACCAGTTGTCGCTGTTTGTGCCATTACTAACCTCCTAAGTTAGTCTTATCCTAATAGTCTTGCTGCGGCTGCCACCGCTGCCGGTGACCGATCACCTGCTATGTATTTATCCAATAAATTATCCTCGGATCCTGTAGCTGCTGGAGGAGCGTCATTGCTGTCAAACGACTGTGCAGGAACCTGACTTTGTTTCAATGCAGCCAGCTCAGCCTTTAGTGATCGAGTTTCTGATATCCGTTTTGCTTCAACTTCCATCTCCTGGGGAGTATTGAAACGTTCCAAGGAACTCAAATCGTCCAGTCCTAGCTTGTGCTGCTTGGCAAAATGTAACGCTGCTGCACGCTGGCCTTCCTTAAAGACCCTAAAGTCTTCGGCCTGCTTTTGCAACTGGGCAGCCTCCTGGGTTCTACTAGCCCTATCCTGTGCAAAGTACCTAGCCTGCTCGGGCAAATACCCTTGTTGCTCTAGTTCTTGCTGCCATTGCGCAGTCTGACGTTCCAGTTGCGATTGCTGCTCAAGCTGGCTGTAATACTGCAACTGTTCCTGCTGTGCTTTGACCTGTGTTTGCAACTCGGAAAAGGATGTCGCATCTACCTGTGGAGCCGGTGGTGTCGGAGTTTCCTCCGGGGTGGTAGCCGTAGGATCACTAACAGGCGCAACAGAAGTTTCTGCAACAGGCGCTGCTGGCGTGTCTACGGTTTCCGATACGGGAGCTTCGTCCACTACACCAGGGTCGGGCACGTCTGCCCCAGGTGGAGTTAAATCTAGAACTCCCTGGGTATCTTGTTCGCCCCCTGCGTCTGGTGTATCAGCTCGTTCAGTTACCATAATTCACCTCCCATTCTAATAGTATACACAATTATTTTAATTCGTACATCACTTACGTTCCCTGTAAAATATAGCAGGCAACTCTTTATTCAAATATCGTTTCCGCAAATCTCGAGAAGCCGTATATTTACCCATGTAGTCACTTCCCAACAACGTTAGCAAGTTCTCCGGAATATCTACGGTATACTTCTCAATAAGATACCATTGCCGAACAGCCTGTCCAAGGGGAAGCGCCTTCCCTTCTTTAGTCTTTCCAGGTAATTGCTCGTCCCACTTATCTTCGAGCTCTTTCCATCCGTCCGACGTAAGTATCCGATGTTCTTTTGCGAGGCGATACTCTTCGTCGTCTCGCATTTCCCACAGATCTTCTACGTAATTCTGAAGCTGGTTATTGTTCTTCCTACGGATATCTCGGCTCTTCTGTTTTTGCTCATAGTGCTTTCTAAGAGCTTCCTTGTCCGTAGTAGGCGGGTCCTCTGGGTCGTCTTCATTGAAAATGTTTCGCCGTCTATCGTAGTAATCGCTCTGAAGCTCGTAAAACTCGGACTTCAACTTGCTCTCATCCTCGAACCCAACACGAGCATTAAGGGCGGCTAGCTGTACTTCGTAGTCTTCTCTGGCTATTCGCCACTTCCCAGCCGGGGTCTGAGTCCGGGTTATCCCCATCTCCTCATCTTGCCTCGCTTGATCCTCACCAGCTATCTTCTGTAGAAATTTAGGCAGGTTCGCATAAGGAGGAAAGTCTTGTCCCACAACACGCTCTAGGGCATTCACGATATCATCTTTAGTAAGGTAGGTACTAACACCCGTCCCGATAAAAGAACCTGTGCCTGCCAAAACAACCTCTCCCGCCTTACCCATAAGGGATCTAAAGCCTGAAACGTCATTAAGCTCATCCAGGTCAATACCGTACCGACCGTCCAAATGCTCCAGGGTCTCCTTAGAGAGAGTCACCTCCCCTCCTTCGTTCATAACCGCCGAGATATCCCTTTGCCACAATTGAGTTACAAGCTGTCCTATAACGGAATCCTCTCTTAATCTAAGAGGATCACGTCCAATTGGTGGGGTGAAAAGCTCGTCCCTAAAACTAACGTCCTCCCCGAGAAACCCTCTCCCTATCATGTACCGACTAGTCAACCCTATCTGGGGAGAAAGTTTAGACCTTAAGGCCCTCAATAGAAGTCCCCCACGGTCGGCTTCATACACTTGCCCAGTCTGATTCGATATAGACTCTTTGGCGATCATTCTTGCCGTGAGAGTACCTAACATTCCGAGATCTTTTAAGATATCAATGTTCGTCTGTCCGAACTGGAGCTCAAGAAATGTCGTGGACCTTGGATCTGTATCTACATCAAAATCGAGCCCAAACAGTTCTGCAATCCCCTTAGTAACTCCGAGAATCGTCAACACTGACCCAACAGTTGCTGCTGATCTAGAGGCTAAGTGCCTCATCAACAAACGAGTTGCCTTGTAAGAGTCCTTGGTAGCCAGTTCCGCATATCGTTGCCCTCTCAGGACAGGATCTTTGATTGCTGCTATCTCCTCAAGGTCGGTAGCAGTTTTTACCACAAACTGTCTCATCTGACCCCAGGTAGCATTTTTGGCTGCGAGGCCCAGCTCCCTGGCAACAACAGCAGCCATATACGGAGTTGATGTAGCCAACCGAAACGAAAAGAAGATAGAGCTTAACGCCTTATTAACAGTCTCAATGCCGAAGAAGCCAGGACCTCTACCGGTCATTGCGTTAACCATCCCAGCCAAAGACTTCATGGCTGCCTCATCCTGTGTCGCAGGATTTCTGTTCTTATCTAGGAAACGACTGCGCTCGCCTGCCTTATACGTCCCACTAAGAAGTCCTTCATCTTTCAGCTCTTGTTTCGACCTGCCAGCAGGACGATAGTTTATCGGTACTCCTGTCACCTTTTCGTATTCCCTTGCCATCAACTTAAACAATTCAAAGCGGTGTATGTTCAAAAAGGTAGCATGAAACCGCTCAGATGCCCGTACTAGAGGACCGTATCCAGGAATCTTGGTAGCCAGCGTAGAGATGTACTGTTCCTCACGGGCTGTTAACCCCACAGTAGGGTCTGATCCTTCAGGGGCTCGACTTACAGCTCCGCCACGCCTGCCAGCACTTATAGTAAGGTCATGAATAGACAGCCCTGCATCTAACGACATCTGGTAAGCAGGGTCAGATAGCTAGGAATGCTCTTAAACTG